CGAACAGGCGGCCGAATTCGGCGGTGCCGTTGATTTGGTTGAGGTAGGCCAGCACGTTGGTGCCTGCGGGGACGGTGTAGGCGCTGTCGTGGCCCAAGTTGACGGTGCCTGTGGAAATGTTGCGGGCAGTTGGCCCGGTCGGGTAATCGACTTCCGGCAAATTCAACACGCTTTCAATACGTTCGCCTGATGTTTCGGTAGTGACGTTGTATTCGTCCATGTAGGTCTGTGCCAGCAGGTAGAAGTCGTCGGCGCAGTAGACGCTGACCGTGTTCAAGCCGCCTAGCGCAAAGTTGTAGTCGTAGTTCACGACGTAGCCCTTGAACAGGTATTCAAGCACGTTGCTCGAGTTGTAGCGACCGAGGCGCACACGACGCATCGGTGCCAGCCCAGGCACGTTGGCGTTGGCGTCGTAATACGGGGATTGGGTGTCAAACGGGTTAAAGATGCCGTCAGCGAGCGTGTCATTGAGCGTGAACGTCATGGTGCCTGCGCTGAACTGATCGCCCTGATCGCGGCGGCCTCGACGTACTGCAATGTTGAGGGTGCCGTTTGTAACGTCAGCAAATTGGGTCGTGCCGTCTAGCACGTACGTCGTGTTGTCAAGTACGCCTGCTGTGGTGTTGTCTAACCGAAAAGAATTGACCGTAAAGCCTGCGTCAATTTCAAGCAAGTAGTTGCCTGATTGAACAATTGCTGTGCCGGGCATCAGACGTACCCGCTGACCTCAATGCGCGCCGGGCCAGCTGAACGGTTGTAGGCGCGAATGCTGTCAACTACCGCCTGCCCGATTTCGGCACTAGTTGCCAAACCGCCGTTGACGTTGACGGTGATGTTGTCCAGCATTGCGTTGCGTGCGCTTGACGTGAACGGGTTGCTAGCGATGCCTGCGCCCAACATATTTGGGGCTTCCATGATTTGTCGCACGGATGCCCCGCGGCTGCCGCCACCGCCCCCGGAGGGCACGCTAGGAGCCGCTACAATGACCGATCCGCCCCCAGATGAGGGAATGGGTACCCCAAGGTTTTTGTCGCCTCCTACGGCCGCTAAAACGCCGCTGCCGCTTCCGCCGCCAATCGTGGGCATTTCGGGGATGCTGAAGCCTCGACCGCCAATGCCTGGTACCCAGTCCGGGATTTCAAATGACAGGCCGCCAAGCGTTGAATTCCACAGGTTTGCAATTGTGTTGAACACGGTGCGAAATACCGTCAGCATTCCGTTGAGATAACTTGCAACGTAGTCAACGGCAATTTTGACGCCTGCTTTGAGTGCGCCAAACACAGCGTTAGCAACTTTTCTAAAGCCTTCAAATTTGGCGTATGCGGCGACGAGAGCTGCGCCGAGTAGCACGATGGCGGCTACGACTAGGCCGATTGGGTTAGCAGCGAGCGTGATGTTGAACGCGGTTTGTAAAAATGCGGCGGTTTTGATTGCCACGTTGTAGGCAATGATTGCGGCCGACAGAGTGCCGATCACGCCTGCCAGGATGATGACAACGTCGGCGTTTTCTTCGACGGCTCGCGCCATTTTGGTGATCATCGGTACCAGGCGCTGAAGCAATGGGAGAATGGCTGCGCCAATGCTTTCTTGCATTTCGGCAAACGCGATCTGCATTTTGGCCATACCGCCCTCAGCGGTTTCGGTGAATGCTTTGTTGGCGCCGCCAAACGTGCCACCAAGCACGCTGATAATCGTCTCCATATCAGCACCCTCACGAATGAGGTTTGCCATCTCAGGGGTTAGCGATCGCAGCGCTTTGTAGTTGCCTTGGTATGCCTTGGCTAGTGCATCGGCGACGGTGGTCGCGTCAATGGATGTTGCCCGGCTGATATCAAGCACAAGCGACATTTGCGATTGCGCTTCGTTGATATCTTTCGTTCCACGAACAAGTGCAGCAAACGCAGGGCGCAGCACGTCGTCGGCGACCGCGGCCTGACGTGACATCGCGCTAATTGCTTTCTCAACTTCGGCAATCTGTTCTTGCCCAGCACCTGTTGAGTTTTGTAGCTGTACGGCAAGTGCGGCTTGTGCGGCCTCATCTTCGGCTGCGGCTTTGGCGGCCATGCCGAGCCCGGCAGCGAGTGCGCCCGCAGCTGCGATCGCAGGCACAAACGCTTTCTCCATGCCATAGCCGACCTTTTCCGAAGTCGTCTCAAGGCTGTTGAATTCTTTTTTGGCGCGCGCAATACCCTTGTCGTCAAACTCGCTAATGATGGGTATGCGAATACTCATATGGTGGCAATTCTACGATTTATCTCAGTCGCAACTTGTTCAAGCGCTTTGGTCATTTCGTCCTGCACGTCAATGATGTGCGCCTCAGCTGACGGCCACATGACGCGCGACGGGTTGCCAGCAAACGCGGTCAGCGCGTCACCTAAACGGTTTGAGTTGCCACGGCCCGCAATGTCATAGATCGCGGCTGCTGGGTCTTTCTGAATGATGGTGACGACGCCGTCTTTTTTGCGTCCCGCATCCACTTTGACTTGTACGCCACGTCGAGCTTTACGCTGATCCCACGGCAACAGTTGACGCCCGTTTTGTGTCCAGCGATATCGCATACCTGACAAGGCTTGTGCCGGGTAGCGGCTTTGCGCCTGAAGCACGATTGGGCTGGCAATCTGCTTAGCATCTTTGGCGAATTGTTTGCGGGCCTCAGGGTCAATTTGCCTAAGGTCTTGCAACATTTGCTTGACGCCGATCACTTCTACGGCTGCCATTAGCGACCCCGCTTTGCTTGTTGCTGTTGCAGCTCAAGGACGTGGAACACCGTGGTCATGTCTCGAGTGTCAAACTCCACTTGCGGCGGCCAGTAGCCCGTCATTACTAAGACCTCAGCGAGGGAGCGTCGCCAGGTGCCGCGATGGTAGGGGTTTCGTCAGTAGTTTCTTCAATTGGCGTGATTTCCATGTCGGGGTGTTCAGCGACCCATTCACGCCACGTGCCAGGCACTTTGTCGCCAGCAAGTTTGCACAGGATGTACGCCCAGCAGCACATGTCGACAAAGCCGATGCCTTTGCCGTCTGCTGATCGGCGGTTCTCGGTTTTTTCCCACTCAACGATGGCAAGCATGTTTGTGACCATTGTGCGGGGTTCGCGCCCGTCTTTGAGGTCGACTTTGAGTTTGACGCGCATTAATTACCTTTCGTCGGGCAAGGCTCCGCCAGCGCGGGCTTGCTTGGTTTGTTTTCAGCGCCGCCCAATCGGGCTGGCGAGAACATGGCTAGCTGGTGGCCTTTGCAAGTGTGCCACCCGTAAACGTCAAGTCGATCGTTGAGAGTTCGCCGAGCGATGCGTTGATTGGGGTGTGGCTTTCAAGGTATGCACCGGTGAGCGTGTACGACGGGTTAGTTGCGGACACCGCACCAGATGCTGGTTGCAATACCAGCGTGGTGGTCGTGCCGACAAGGCTGTAGATCGACGCTTCGGTTTCGGTCGCCGCGTACGACTGGTACAGGGTGACGGTGATGCTGTTGTTGGCGAGGCCTGCGGTGTAGGTGCGGGCCGTTGAGCCGAACGCGGTGTTTTCCAGCGCTTCAACGTTGTAGGTGATCGTGGCGGCGGTGCATTGGTCGCTGAGGTCAACGCTGTTGATCGTGACGCTCGGGTTTGACAGGTAGACGCTGGTTGCCATGTGGGTTACTCCTCGACTGGTTCTGCTTTGACTTTAGACGACTTTTTTGGTTTGTCGGTGGATATGAAGCCAGCCGACAACAGGGCGTCAATGTTGGTGCCTTCTACTGGTTCAAACTTGTCGCCTGGTGTGCCGAGGCGTGGGCTGACGATGACGTACATGATCGCTCCTAGCTTGTCTGTGCTTGCATGGTGACGGTGAGGTCGTAGGCAGGCAGGATTGACCCGCCAATGTCGATCACGGTTGGTCGGCCCCCGGTCACAGCCACGTTTTTGGCTAGCAACATGGCGCAAATGTTGAGCAGCGAGCGTTGGGCGTCAAGGTTGGCTGGGCCGAGCGTCAGCACTTTGACGGGGAACGTCAATTTGACGATGTTGTAGTTCCAGCTCTCCCACGACGGCGCGTCAATAAACGCGCATGGGGGGACGATGTTTCGGGGATCGTTGACGACCTGTAGCCCTGTGATGGTTTGCAGGGT